TTGAAAGTTCGCTTTTAAATGATTTGGTGAACCGTTTTAAGCTAAATACGAACTTTGTATGTATAATTAGACGTTCAAAATATCCAATTAGCCTAGAATTTTATTTATCTGACAAGAAATTAAAAGCATAATATTATTTAGGCAAAAAAATAAAGCCTGTTAGAACATCAAAAACATTCTAACAGGCTTTATATATAATAGTATTATTTAGCTGCAGCCACTATGGCCCCTAAAGTAGCTGCACCAGCAACAACGGCCCATATATCACGTTGTCTATGGAGTCGAGCCTCCGTTCTCTTTGATTGCTGAATTTCCTTGTTCGCAATCTCTAAATATTTGTTGGTTTGATTCAAGTAATCTTCTTGCTTCATCGAGTCTTGCTTTGCTTTCATCAATTCGTTCGCTTGCTTCTCGTTGATAGACTTCAATTTGTTCAATTCGTCGCTCTGCCTCATGGTTAAGGATTGTGCTTCGGTCAATTTCAGATTGGATGCGTCTATTAAGCTCAATGCTTGACTCGTTTGATTTTTTACCCTGTTCCACTGCGTCAATGGCACGGTTATGGTTGGTTCGTCCAAACCAGTTTGTGTAGACATATTCGGCTGTTCTGCAAAAACTGTACAAGAAAACACCAATGAAAACAACAATACAAATATCACGAACAATAGGCTTTTGAAATAAATTTCTAATTTTAGTAATGATTGATGTTTCATTCATCTCAACCTCCGATTATAAATCATCCCAACGTGCAGCATACCCCCGTACATCAACATGTACAAAGTCCTGATGGTAGTATTTTCCGATACCATCGGCACCACATTCCTCGGCAATTTCTGCAAGATAGTCAACATCAACCCCATCATAGGTGATGTCTGCTGCCGTCCCTAGCACATGCTGAGAATCAGGAACGCCCCCAACCTCTGCATTGTGTTCGGGGCATCGATAGCCACTGTTAACTGTAATCGGAACCCCCAACCGTTCCCGGATTCTATCCAATACATCGACAAGTCGCTTGTCAATGATATGATCTAAGACATTATGACCTTGCCCATCGACCGCGTGCCTTTCACATTTACACGAAAATTCATAATCGTCGAAATATGTACCAATTTTCATATGCATTTCCTCCTTAAATAAGATAGGCACCAGCATATATGCCAGTGCCTAAAAAATTATTTCCTTTTTAAAATAGAATCAAGTTTTTCATTAACTATATCCAATAATTTGCTCGCAAGCGGATTGCCTCCATCCCGCATATTTTCCAATATAGAGGTTAATTCTGTACCACCTAAATATGTCCATACAAGGGTTACAGCGAACGTGTAGGGCTGCGCCATATAATCAAAGCACCATGCCGCTGACGTAAGTAATACATAGGACAATACTTTATCGCCAAACGGTTTGCGCATATGCTTAGATGATATAAGCCCTTTCCCAAATGCAGCAGGAATGGCCCAGTATTTATCAGTCATTCTGATATTTTCCGGACTAGCCCCCATATCTAACAACATCTGATATGCAATCGCCACCCACTTTGTAAGCAGATCAATGAACACTAAACAAATAAAAATCCCCAACACCTGAACATGCTTTAATCCTAAAAGCCATATGCCAATAGTAGCAAATATCGCCATTACAGTTTTAATTGCAAATCCATCAGTGAGCCGCTCCCAAGCTAACTGAATAAAATCAGTAATAGATACTAATAGTGTATTCATTCAACTCTCCCCTATTATTGAATTATGCCTGTTCCCACTTTTCACTATAAATGTTCCATTTTTTGCTGTGATCTGGATTGTAGACCTCTAATGAAATTTTCTGCATCATGACATTTCGTGGTGGGCGAGATTCCTCGCTAACAGTCATTTTATTAACCCTAATGAGATCATAAGATTTTAAATCAAGGTTATCATCTGCCCATACAAATGCGGGGATATTGATTACGGCAAGAGAACTGTTAGCGAAAGCATCCCTATCAATATCAGTGGCCTTAGGCAAATTAATAATATTGTGGTCGGTTCCGACGAATGCTAATGAACCAACTTTAATAACGTTCGGGCATGTAAGTTCGCCCTCCAAATCGCTACGGCCATAAAATTGCTTAGGTAAAATTTCTGTAGCCGTTTCCGGATTAAATTCAAAAAGACCTTTAATTTTAACAGTATCAACGACGTGCTCAATTAAGTTAAGATATTCAAGATATATATCATCTGCACCATAAGGCTGAATTTTAATAGTTGCACTCCCGGATTGGATTTCAACAGCTTCTGCACTGCCACTCACTCGAACTTTAAAGCCATCTTGCCCGGATACTCGAATTTCAGTATCCCCTTTTCTTGGTTCGTTAAATGTAAGTGGAGTATAAGGCTGTTCAGCCAACGCATGAACAATAGCAGATAATACCGCATCAAGCATGCCACTATTAACAAGAATATTTTTGCTTTTTAGGTCCGCCACGATTCCAGCTAAATCAGGCTGTTGAGGTTTAAGGGAGTTATAAAAATCTTCCTCAGTACCTGTAAAGCCATGTCGTTTGACAAAGTCATAGATTCCCTCACCCGGTTTCCCTTGTAATCCGGGTATATTTACATTTACGTTAATTGTTTCAGGAACATGAACTTCAATAACATATGGTGCTCTCACACTTCCTTTTATAGCCATTTTTTGCTCTCCTTTTAATGTAAACTGATGTCATGGATGAACTCAATATCACCCATGACTAACTTATATGAATAATCTTTACCAACAATAAATACATCATATTGCCCCTTTTTTATAGAGTCTGAGATTTTTAATGTATCTTTTCCTCTAATGGTTACAATAATTGTATCCTCCCTAATATGGCATTCAGCTGTTGCCAACAATTTGCCTGTTAGAGAACGCACTTTACAAATAGCTGTAGCGGTTGTTAGATCAACATCCCCCTGCACTATATAAGCGCGCCTAAAATCAGAACCTATATGTATCGTTTCAGATACATTTTTTATTGTGTTCATAGCTCACCTCTTTAATTAAATGGCATCCCTGATGCTTTATCATAGCCCGTAACATCGACAACCATATATTGAGTAGCCGTCTGCCCAGCACACCCCATAGGATATGGTGTTACAGTATCCCAATAAATTTTTTGATACGATTTTATTTCAATACTTCGTTTACCTGTAAAATGAACGGTTTGCCATACACTACCAGTATGTGATTGATTATCGCCTTTCGTAATATTAGGACCCCATACTGCAGCATCGATTACCGACATAGGAATTACAGCAATATCACAATCATATGACTTAGATGGCACAGTCATTTTAGTATGCTCATTAGGAGAATACTTAGACAAGGTGCTGTACCAATCTTGATGATATTGGTCAATTACCCTTAAATATCGAATACGGCTATCATAGATCACATCATTTTTGATATTGTATTCATCTTTCCAGCTTGTTTTGAAGAATTTGTGCTTTCCTAAAACCTGTAAAGCTATGTTGGGTTTGCTGCTTCCTACCTTATCAACGAATCTGATGCGAGGGGTATTCGCATTGGCTGCTACGTCCTCGAAATATCCGAAACAATAAAACTTAATGCCATTTTTTACCTCATTAATCATTTCTTGTGTAATTATTGCTCCACCCTTAACAACATCAACAATAAGGGCTATGAATCCCTCTCTTTTGCGACATATCCATTGTGCTTTGAATTCATATCCCTGTGGAACAGATATTGCAATAAGTGGAGCCTCACCATGATAATTTGGCTGAGTAATATACGTTATACGAATAGCGTTTGAACCACCATTTCCGTATTGATATAGCATAGTTGGCACCATTAATGGAGTATACGTTTTAAGTTGCGTAGGAATTAATACATCAGCCGACACTGCTCTATTGCTTCCAGTCCACAATACAGCCTCTTTTTGTTTCGGTAGGCTGAGATAAACTAAATTATCATAACTATCATTAATAATAGTTGTGCCAGCTTCGTTTTTAACATTAATAAACTCCATAAACAACCCACCCCTCATATTGAAAGCCGTTAATCCGCCCATTAGATAAATTTGTTTCACGAGTTACAGAAAAGTACCATGTAATAACATCATCTTTAACTTCTGCCACTAGATACTGCCCCATAGCTGCAGCCCACACCTTTTGCCCGGACTGCAGTCCCTCAACACGTATCGTATTCTTAACGTTAGGCACCGCACTTACATATTGACGCCCTTCAATGCGTGTCAAACGTTCTTTTAGATTTAATATGATATTGCCATTTTTATCATATATTATGATATGAGGTGTCATTATTTATACTCCTTTACCAGCACCCGAGCTTGACTCTAACATTATTTTCTTCATCATAAGCCGAGATTAAATTGTCCTGAATCTCTACACGAGCCCCAGTTGTTCGAGTTCGTAATGTTCCGATAGTTGCACAAATAGCAGATAGTGATGGAGTATCGATGTTTTCCGCAGTAACTGCATTGGCTTGGATCATACCTTTAGCAATTACATTGGCATCAAATACAGTTTTACTTGTTACATGGAATAGCTTCCCATCAATACGTGTGCCAGATTTACTCAAATTGATGCGTGCAATTAATTTATCACCATCGATTTCGCCCAACGCTTCCGTAATACGTGCATCAAATCCATCAGACAGCTGTGTAAATCGACTTTCAACATGTTTATTTAAATCGCTTATTGATTTAGTAGTCCCATTTGCTAAATCCGTGAGTCGGGATTCAAAGCCATCAGATACCTTTTTAACTGCTGATACATCATTTTTCATGGATTCAATAGCTTTATCCATTTTATCCAGTCCAAGGCTTTCAGTATCAAGCAATTCTTTCGGAATCTTTTCTAAAATCGCTACTGGCTGCTCTGCCGTTTTAGCACCCTCCCCAAAAATATCAACAAAGGCAACCCGTACTCGGTATATGCCTACATTCAATGGGAATGTAACTGCATTTGTAGCTGAAAAATACACGGTTTCATTAATATATACGTTCATCCCTTTACAATTAGCTGGAATCGCATTCGTAAGTACCCCTACACTACCAAAGCCAGCTCTAGCAATAAATGTTGTAGGTGCTTTAGGAACAGGAACGTTATATTCGACATTTGCGGGTGCTCCATATCCTTTAGATGGATTGTGGGCATATAAATATACTTTTCCTTGTCGCTCGGTTAGCATACCAGCATACGTCGTATTATTACTGCGTCCAATCAATCCATCGGATTGTCCCGGATTAAGATTTGTGCGCAATTCATAATAATCAATGTCTGCATTGCGGACCTCCAACCAATTAAATTGTGCTACAGATCCAAATGTTACTGAAAAACCTTGCGGGGTATTTGGTACATCACTTTTCATTTGCACAAGAATACTTTTAGTAATTCCCTGTGAATAGTTGCCATGAGAATCTTTGACCTTAACTTTAACCTCATATGTATGGCCTAGTTCACACCCACTAATAACGATTTGCCCGTTGCCATTGCCTCCATATTTCCACTCTCCAGCCCCTTCGCGATACCATGCTTCAGCAGTATCAAACGTGTTTAAATCCGGAGCAGTAAATGTAGCAACTACATCATATGACAGTACCCCGTCACCTATTTTGTAATACTTTGTATATAAAGCTAATTCATTGACCTCAGGGATATAGTAAGGAGTAATCGTATATTCATAGGCTTGCACTTCATCAAGGCCTTGCTCATTAGTACCAAACATATTGCGAGAGGAGAATTTAAGGTATATCTTTTTCCCAACATCTTCAGGACGATATGGCGCTCTGAATATAGCTTCATCCACACGAATAAATCGTTCGTTGGCATTATGCGAAATGGCTTTTGTGCCATATTGCCCCCGCACAAGGCCTTTCAGTGTATACCAATTATTCGTATGCATTTCCACTGTTTCATAGCTCAATGCCTCACCATCTACCCAGCATAGCGTATTGCCACGCTCCGCATCTATATGAGTACCATTTTGCAATACTCCTCGATTAAGAACTATATTGCAAAAATCATTAGTTGAGCTGAATCCATATTTCATACGCCCCATGCGAGCCTGCTGGGTTATTTCTCCAATTTGACGATAACGTTGATTATCATCGGACAGCCACACAGAACACCCGCCCCAATTATCAGGAGCATTAACGCCTACGAATACTTGATTTCCTCCAACATCTCCAACTGTCTGAAATATTGCTACGTCATTGACAGATGGAGCCGGAATATTATAATCAATGAAAGGTCGTTCATTCTCATGAACGTTATATTTGGCTGGAGCATATGTGCCGGGTGGTTTCCCCTCTGCAGTAATTTCAAGTTGCCCATCTGCCGCCTCTGATACAGCAGTTATAATGACAATTTGCTTATTTAACTGACAGATGTCATCTGTTAAGGTCACAATATCACCGGGCTCCAATCTGCAAAACTCCCATGATAAATGGAATGTATACTGATTGCGACTATATAATCGCTTCATTGCTAATTGCTCGGCATAATACTGAGCCCTTGCTTTCGTATACAAATAATGAGCTTGCTTAGTGGATGCTGGACGCATTCCATTTTTTTGTACATCAGCCACAACCTCGAATGATACTGTTTCTTTCTCGTAGTTGTTAGCACGATTTAAAAATTCAACAGTTGCCTGATTGTAACATTCGGATGTGTCTTTTCGCTTATAAATTACTAATTGCCCATCGCTTCCCGGGATTAAATCATCTGCAGTTAAATCATACTGAACCTGTAAATGCGGATCCCAGTCACGGATTGACTCATCTGCAAGAGGTACTATTTTTAAGCGGTCATTAGACCAAAATAAAATCGCATTTGTAATTTCTGCGATTTCATTAATTATGGCCTGTGCTTTTTTTGCACCTTCATTCGGTGGTGTAGAAATCAATATATCAGCCGCCCTGCAATACCGTCTGTAATTATCTAACCCCTCAATTTGAGATGCATCAATACCGACACCTTTTAAGATATGCACAATATAATCTGCGGGATTCACATCAATGCCATCACCGGTGTCTAATAATTTGCCTTTGACCTCAAAATTATAGTTTGGTAAACTCCCACGCTCTCCAAGATCTACAACGCCAGCCATATATGCAAGTCCACTATATGGCAATGCCTTTTCAGGGTGCTTGCTGACTACATACGGCCAAGGTTGCTGCCCTAGCCTGCCATCAAATAGAGTAAGCTGGATTTCACTTTGTGGGTATGTAAATATTTCTTTATCTATCCACACTTTACCAATCCCGGATATAGGTCCTTCACACAAACCAATAGCACATGCTACCGAATAGGTATATGTAATATTGGTGTGTTTCGAGCCCCCACCTTTGCCAGTCCGCTGAGTAGACTTATGTTCGTGAGCGGTGAAATCGTCATAATAAATTACATTCCCGGATTGTCGAGTAGTCCCTAACACTTCAGGAACTACTTCACCATACGAAGCACTATTAATTTGAAATTCATTGATGCGCTCAGCTGTTGTAGTTGAGTTATGACTGCGCCAAAAACCCATATTATGGTGTCACCTCCTCTCGGAATCGATAAACGGCACGTAATCGGCTTCGCCCTCGACTATCATTGAATATTACATCTTCCAGCTTTGAGAATATTACGCCGTAATCAACAAA